TACACGTGACCTGCTCTTGTCACTCTGGGCCTTGATGCAGGCACAGGGCACACTGGCAAGATCATGTCAAAACGGGAGGTCGTCGTCGTCTTCTTCGCCATCGGTATCAGCTTCTGCCTCCTCCGTGGCGGACTCCTTCACTTGAAAATCAAAGTTGTCGAACTCATTGCCCCCAAACTCAACAAGGTCCAGCACTTGAACTGCCTTCATACGAAGAGACAGTCCTGCACCGAGAGACCCCGTGTAGTAGGGAAACACCTCAAAGCCAATCTTGATTGACGAACCAGATCCAACATTGACTTCTTCAGGATCCATACGCTCACCCTTGTCATTGAACAGGGCGGGCCGTTGTTCCCACTTGTTGTCATTTGATCCGGCCACAGCTTTGAGCTTGAACTTGACATCAACCTCACCAGTGGGTGAGCCTTCTGTCTCGACTTCGTTGTATGGCAGGTCTTGGGTCTTGATCTTTGACTTGCCCTTTTCAGTCTTCACTTCTTGCACATGCTCCTTCAAGATCGTGTGGAGCTCCTTGAGCAAAGGCTTGGCATCATCCATCGACAGACGCAGGTTGACCCGGTACTCACCATCCTCATTGAACTTTGTGTCAGGTTTGGACAGGTGCGGGTAGATGGCAGTCCCCACTGGACTGGTCAGTTTCTTCAGTTTCTTACGCATAAATCACCTCAGTTGAAATAATACAGAGCAGACCTCACTTGGCTTATGTCGCAGTCTCCCTGCTCTGGTGGAGACTCAAGCCGTACGTCGGAGGGAAGCAAGACTGTAAGTTGGTCGTGCAGATCCTCCAAAATGTTTCCTGAAAAAAGTTGAACAGTGGCCTCGCGGACGCATGCCGCAACCGTTGAGACATGAGGAGCCACTGTGCTGTATTGATCGTGGATCATCATAAAAGATCGCACGCCAGATTCAAAGGCCAAATTCACTGTTTTTCCTGCAAGACCTCCGAAGCCATCCAAGGAGTGCACGAAGTTGGGAGCCATCGAGTTGATGCTCTTACGCTTACTCAGCTTCTCGGTGTCCTCACGAATGCGGCACTGCCTCACGGTCCCAAAGACCTGGGTCTTGATGTTCCGCTTGGTTTGATTGACATACCGCATGTGAACCGGCAGGCCCAAAGGTGTCACCCATTGTGGGATCACACCGTTGTCCAAGCAGACTTCAGCACAATGCTGGAGCCAGTCCATACCACGACGAGCTGCTGACACGTTCATGTTGATGGCGGTCCAGATCAGCTCAGACAAGAACCGGCAAGCCTTCAGCATCTCATTACCGAATGGGTTCCCCTTCTTCTTCATGCTGTCAATGAACCACTTGATGGTGTACTCACGGCACGAATAAACAGTGGAGCCGTAGGGCAACGTCATGGTCTGTCGTTTGGTGGTGCTCCGGTTGAGGCCATACTCCATCCACTGCTTTGCGTACGGATCGCTGGAGCACTCCAGCATCTCAATCACACTGTCACACACCTGCTGATACAGGTCACTTGGGAGCTGAGTGGGGAGACAGTTGGTGGCCCTGAGTGTGTCCTCATCCCGAAGCATAAGACCGTAAAGTTGAAGCCCTTGGTTGCAGGCGTCAATCCCTACGGGTAATCGAGTGTGGAACTTACCCTTGGTGTTCTTCATCTCCGCGTACTCCATGCACGCAGCAACAAAGGCAAAAGGCTCGTCCGCTTCTGACCAATCCATGTTGCCAGTCGGATCTTGACCGATGCGTAGGATCAGCTTCTGGTTGTCCTGCACCCACCGCAGGCGTTCTTCGATTGACTTCTTGTCCAGACCCCAGTTGTTCGCCACATGGATGGACAACCACTTCTCACCCACATCATCCATCACCACACTGTCATCGAATGTCAGCAGGGAGCGGGCGAAGGCGTTGCCTTGAGGCTGCAAGAAGTATGGCTGAGGGTAGGCACGCCCACGGAAGTCGAGCGTGTGGGGATACCAGATACGTTGACCGTCAAACTTCTGAGCAAGACTGAGAGTGGTCAGCACTTGCAGGCGTCGGGATCGGTTCCGCTCGTTGTGCATGTGCATCCGGGCCGCAGCTCTACGCCACTCTTTGCGGGCCTCTTCATTCGTATCAATGTCCACAGGCTTGGCAGGCAATGGCTCATCATCACTTGTAGGTAAGTCACCGATGGGGTGCTGATTTTCCCAGACCCACTTGGCAACCTCAAGCATCTTTGAGTTGACCCGCATGGGTGTGTTCTGTACACGGTTCAATGCGTCATACACTTCAGGCATGGGGGCCTGAGCAATGGTGTCAATGTGGTGCTTGTCCTGCGTCTTGACCATGGGCCGACGCTTGAAGATCCCAGTTTGATACCCACCAAAGAACACGTTGGTGTAGGGCATTGGCTTCTCAATCATCGGCATGAAGATCGGTGACAGCATCTCAAGGTGAGCGTGAGCTTTCTTCATCCAAGCCAAGAAGTCATCCGAGGGGGCAAGCCATTGGTGCTCTTTACCGTTGGGGTCTTTGCGGAGTTTGATCTCGACCAGATCCGTAGATTGTCTAAAGATTTCAACACAAGTCAATCCAACCTTGGCCTTGTCCCTGCCCTCGAAGATGGGCAACACAACATTGTGCTTCCGCATCACACGACGCAGAGCGAAGGACCGAGTGATGGGTGACTTGTGACGGTCGATGAAGTCAAGCTCACGATAGATGGATTGCTCGTTCTTCTGAAGGTAGATCGTGCGGATCTCATCCTCGATGTGAGTGCCAATCATTATCGCAGTGGTGGGTAGCTTGCGGTGCTGACTGATGGCATCAAGGATGCACTTGGCTGTCAAGGCCGCCAAGACCTGGGGCTTGAGCTGCTCCAGATACTTAAGGCATCCATGGCGTGGGCCCGCAGTTGTCTTGGCATGCTGGATCCACCTCGTGAAACCTTCCGCAGTCTTGGCAACGGCAGCTTGAAGCATTCGTTGACCAGCAGGGTGAGAAGTTTCTACCTTCACCACCTTGGCACGCTCGACCCTTGCCTGATACCTCTCAGCACCAGCCCGGATCATTTCCATTTCAAGATCGTGTTGCCGCACCCTGACGTTCCTTGTCACATGGTTCGTCACACACGAATCAGGGGGGTCGTAATCTGGTAGCGGAGGAGGGACTTGAACCCCCGACACGCGGATTATGATTACGACGATTCCCTGAAAACAGTAAGGCTTCCGGCCCTCCTGTGGTCCCTACTGGACCCGCCTGTCACATCTTCTGTCACAGAGTACCACATCGGCATCACTGTGCGCAAGTCTCCAATTTTTGTATGGCGACTTTGAGATTGTCCGTCTTGAGGTGGCGGTAGCGTCTGGTCGTTTGGACAGACTTGTGACCAGCGAGTACACCCGCCATGTCCAGATCAACACCACGCTGAACCAGACGACTAACGAAAGTATGACGGATGGCGTGGATGCAATCACCCCTGCCCCATCCCAGCTTCTTCTTGATCTTCCGCCAGCGAGCATTGACCTGTCCTTCGGTCAACCCCACACCTGTACGGCCCCGAAGCACAGACTTCACACGCTCCGTCATCGGGATCGTACGGGGCTGTGAGTTCTTTGTCTCGTAAAGACTGATGATGCCCTGTTCAAAATCCACATCATCCGTGTGCAGCCTCAAGGCTTCACCAAGACGCATACCAGTATCGAACAGGAGAGTCATCAGGACTACAGACTCTTGATCCTCGCAGGCGTTTAAGATCATCTGCTCCTCTTCCTCGGTGTACCAACGCATGCGGCCCTCACTCTCAGGCCAGTGGTGAAACCTGGGCACACGATCAATGTGGTTGTGGTCGTAGGCAAAGTTCAACACCTTCGAGATCAGGGCCAGCTTGCGGTTCACTGTCCCGCCACTGTTGCCACGATCAATCAGGTACTTGCCATACTCGTCGAGCCAAGACTTTGTTATGTCCGCAACCAACGGTTCATCATCCATGTCTTGCAGGACAATGTTCAGACGGCTACGGGTCTTGGCTGCCGACTTCTGATGTTGCCAGACAAGATCCCAAACCTGTTCCGCTACCACCCGGAACGTTGGCCCCCTGTCCTTCACCTCTGTCACCTCATCAGGACCGAGGCCCCGAATGAGTCTTGACTTTGCATTGATCTCCCAAGCCTCAGCTGAAAGCCTGTCCTGGAACTGTCGGCGGTATCGGCTACCTCCATGAACAAAGTCCACTTGGAATGATCCGCCTCTGATCTTGATTGTCATATCTACCTCCAGTTTGTTATCGACAAGTGACCTTATCAAACTGAAGAGTCTGCGCCAATCCCCGTTACTTTTTCTCTGTGTGGTACGCATTGACTCACAGGTGTGTATTGGCTAAATCCATGTCAAGATCTTAAAACAAAAAAAGCCCCAAGACGGGTGGATGGCCTTGGGACAAAAGGGGGGAGCGAGTTGTCGCCTTTCGGCTAACCCCGCCAGAGATCCGAAGATAACTGACGGGGGACTTTGGAGGTTGTGGCTAGTGTAGCAATTTAGTCGGGGTCTGCAACGTCATCATTAGGATGATACACGAGGACCAAAGCACCACACTCCGGACAAGAAAGATTCGTTTCGATCAGCCAATCTTCGTTGTCCTCTACATCGTGATCTCCTCCCCATATGAGGTCGGCATCACAGAGATAGCATTTCATTGAGGAACCTCTTTGGTGGCTAGATAATGAAGCCTGTCGGCTATCTCATTCAACTTCTTGGCTACCTCGGCTAACTCGTCGCGGATCTTCTTGATGTCTTCGGGGGTCATTTGAGCACCTTCTTTACCTTATTCCAGTATCGGTTCAGGTTCTCCAGTTTCTTGCCTTTGGCTCTGAACCACGATGGTCCACCGTTCCAACACTTGGCCCGGTCTTCGTCCGTCACCTTACGATTGAAGGGCAGACGGCTAGACTTGCAGTAGCGGCTAAGGTAGGCCCGGTGGATCTTAAGGCTATACTCCAGGTCTTCGCAGTCTTCATAGGTTCCGCCGATGCTGGGATCATGCTCGACCGCATCGAACCAACAGGCATAGTGCACCTGCAGGGGCCCCAATGCCCTGCCACCATCGCCTTTGATAGGGCCAACTTGGCGGCTAGTCTCGACGCACCACAAGGCATCTTCGAGCGGGCTAAGTTTGATATCGGCCACGCCCAATAAGGTAGCGGCTACGGTTGAAATAATTCCAGTCATGGTAAAAGCTCCAAAGTAAAAAGGGTTAGGGGTTGAATCCCGGACGATCCGGGGAAAGCCTACAGCCGCCGCTAGACGGCTATAGGTGAGGGTTGGGGGTGTGTGAGCATTACATCATGGCAAAAATCTCCTGAGAAAAAGGTTAAAGGGACTTGCGAGGTATTACATCCCGAACGTGATGCCCATCCTCGTCGGTGATGCGGGACTCAACTCTCATGTTCCACCTCATCTTCGACCACCTCGCATTCGGTCTCGCTACTCCCGCAATTGAACCAGTCGTATGATCGGTTGCACTCATCCGATCCAATAAAGATTTCGCGGTATTCACCATCGCCAAGGCAATATTGAGTGAGAGCATCCGTCTGGGCCTTCTCGATTAGGTCGTCGGCTAGGCAGTATCCCTCGATGTCGAGGATGTAGTCCTCGGGGTCTCGCCCCTCAGGCACGTTCATGTAGACCTCAGTGGTCTCACAGACTGTGGCATATTCAGTTCGTGTTATCTTAATTCTTGGCATTTTTAGATTCTCCAAAGTTGACCAGGACTATTCCCGGTGAAAGCCTACAGCCGCCGCGAAGCGGCTATAGGTGAGGGCTAGGGGTTCATGCGGGGTATTCGTTCAGCTCTTCGCGTCTACCATCGGGATGAATAAGCCATTCAATCGTGGACCACCCGTAGCATACTTCCACCCGTACCGGCTCACCCCCCATAGGGTGGATCGTAAATAAGTCGTGAACTCGGGGTTCACCCACCCATTGGCCCAGTTCTTTAGCCGAGGCTTTTTCCAGTCTGCCAATGGTCTTCTTCTGTGCTGTTGTCAGTTGCATTTTAGATTCTCCAAAGTTGACCAGGACTATTCCCGGTGAAAGCCTACAGCCGCCGCGAAGCGGCTATAGGTGAGGGCTAAGGGTTAGGGGTGAACGTAGCCGAAACACTCGGTAAGAATGAGGCCGACCTTTTCACGGTCTAGGCTATCCCCATCGAATGGGTGAGGGCTACGGCCCTGCTTACAATCGTTCATATGTTGACGAATGGCGGCGGCAAGGTCGTTTGTGTCCAGGCGATACGGCTCCCCATCCGACCCGGCAAGGGTTGAATGGTGCAAAGAATACACCCCGCCAACCCCGTAAAAAGAGAGGCAGTAATTAAGGAATTTAGACGGTACTTTGTGCCTTGTGGTGAGCATTAGATTCTCCAAAGTTTGCCGGGACTATTCCCGGAGAAAGCCTACAGCCGCCGCGAAGCGGCTATAGGTGAAACGTTGGGGGGTTGATTATCCGGCTACCAGTACGCCGCCGCCCTCAACCTCGATGGCGCGTTGATTGTCATGGAACCATTCGAGGACGGCACCATCATCGTCGCGGTCTATGTCCTCGTCAATGTCATAAGCCTTGGCGGCTTCTTGCATGGTGTCGTATTCGCACCAATCGCAACAAATCCCGATGACGTCCATTTGGAAAGGCTCGCCGCATCCCTCGGCGTACTCCGTGTAATAGTCGAACAGAGCCTCGAATGCGTTGTAGGAAAATTGAGTGTGACGACCCGCCAAACGGAACTCCTCGCGGAACTGGCTGGGGGTGTTGATAGGTTGGCAAATGTAAGACATTTTTAGATTCTCCAAAGTATGCCGGGACTATTCCCGGACGGGTTCATGGTACCAACTACATCGGGCCCGTGACGGCTAAACTTTAAAAAGTTTCCAGCATTCGCGGCGGCTAAATCTTGGGCCCGATTTCGGGACGGCTAGGGTTGACCGCGAGACGGCTAGGGTTGACGAGCTCCGACAGAAGATAGGGACAAAAAAAAGACCGCCGTAGCGGTCTAGGGGTTGAATTATAGGGGTTGAGTCAGTCCCAAGAATCAATATGGTCTGCCACGTGGGTCATGGCTTTGTCGGCTCGCTTTGTGCCTATGAGGATAGCCAACTGATCCCGCAGGTCGCCCCGCAGTTGAGCGTACTCGCCGCCGAACTCAATTCTAGAGAGTTGAAGGAAAGTTTCAGCCGTCTGTCCCCAATGCTGCATGATGGAATCAGTCACGCAAATACCCGCCGCAGTGTAGGAATATTGGGGGCAAGTGTTGGCGAGGATAAACAGGGTATCACCGGTGATTTGTTCGAGTTGTTCGTCATGCATGTTATTACTCACCCTCAATTGGACCACATTCGGCAGCGTAAAACTCGCCCGTGTGCTCACACATCAGCGGCTCGCCTTCCCAATGAATGAAGAGCTCTACAATTGTCCAATCGTCGGAGCCGTTGTCACGGATGGTATTGGCTTCTTCTTTGCAAGCCTCTGCACTTACGGTTCCACCGTCAGCCATTCGAGCCCAAACGCGATAACCGCCGGGAAATGAAAACGGGTTCTTGATGATTTCGTCAAGGTAAGCATTGGATTGTGCGATTTGTTCGTGGTTCATGCGATAGCCTCTTTCAAGGACACAACTGCACCTTCAAGTTTGGTGAGCAAATCGATCATGTCGTACCATTCGCCGCTGTATTCGTCCGCTGCGTCTTTTTGCGCCGCGTGTTCGTGGGCTTCTTCAAGGGCTTCTTCCAACTCTTTAATTGATGAAGCAAGGTAATCTGTTTCCATTTTAAACACTCCAAAATCTATCGGGACAATTCCCGATGGGTTCATGGTAGCAACATCGGCGAGAACGTGGGCAGTCTTTATAAAGGAAAAAGAAAAAGCGAAACGGTCTACTAAAGACATACAACCACCCTCATTCTGTCATGGCATCGGATAAACAAACCGACACCCCACCCCCATACACCCCTTCAAGCGTTGATTTGGGAGCTGATGTGACATGACATGCGACACACACCCCCGAATGGCTACCAGGAGCCGCAAGGGGGTATGGGGGTCGGGCCGCTAAGTCGTGCGTATATATACCCTCTCAGATTTTTGTGCCAAATTTCAGCCGGGGCATTGGCCCCACTCTGACAGAACCTTAAGAATCGCCTGAAACCCATTGTTCGTCTGTGGGTGATACTTAAACCCAGCCACATCACTCAAGACCTGCAACAGATCCTCAAAGCCCACCAAGCCATCCTCATTCAGATCAGAGGGACAGCTGTTGTCTGGGTAGTAGCCAACTGAATAAATTGCTGGCTCACAGGGGTGGTCGTTGCCACAGGCAAACCTTACGACACCTCCGGATGCGAAGTAGTTTGGCCCAGTGAACCGAGCGATGTGAAATGACCCAGGCCACTTCTCGCTCTCCCAGTCAACGTCAGCGTTCCAACGGATCAGATCACCATAGTCGTTCTGTGATGGAGATGAGCAGCAGCGTTGTCCCACAATGTCCTCTCGGTGAGGCCAGAACTTCAACACAGGTGAATCAATCAAATCCTTGTGCTGCTGCTGCACCATCGGGTACTTGTATTGTGGGTTCACCGAGCCGTACTTCTTGCCAAGAGGGCCGTGCAGAATCCATGAGTCCGACCATGCGTACTCCAGATCTACCAAGTCGCCGGTTCTTGGGCAGCATCCCTCTGGTCCCTCAAAGATCCAGTTGACCGGCGTAAACTTGGCACCGAGGTACATCCACCGCTGATATGGGTTTGCTTGAACACAGTCCCAGTATGCACCGGGTTCAGGACATTCAATTCCTGTGTCTACCGTCCAGTAGTCAATGCACTCTTGGCAGTTGTCCAGCCAAGGGTAGAGATGGTCTGGTCTGCTGTTCTTGAAGATTGGACCTTCGATGGCCCAGCCAAATGCCTTGGTTGGTGACTCATTGCCCCTAGTGGACCCAATCATGTAGGGCCGTCGTGGGTCACCGTTGGGGTAGGAGAAGTCAGGATCAAACCCAGTTTGGATGTAGACATCAAAGGTCCGTCCAAAGGGCGTCAAGCGTCCTAGATCGTCGATCCACATAGCCACCGCATCGGGGTCGCTGGGTGGTCCAGCTGGGTCAGCGGTCAGTGCAGCCGTCAGTATCAGTTCGATCATTGTTCACTCCTATATCCCTCATAGCGAGAATGACACCCCTTGGGATGGCATTCACATTCCCATAGTGCTCCTCCTCGGTATCCATGGTGGAGCACACCACAATCTTTTCATCATCTTCGTGGATGATGTATCCCACGGTCTTCATCAGGATGGGCTCAAGGGAGATGGCTTCCTCGTGGGTCAGCCATGGCCTCTCTTGGCCGCTGATGTCGTTCCAGAGGATAAGTTTAGCCCCCACCACCTGCTTGACCTTGTTCACCGGGTGCTTGACTGAATCCAAAGCCTCCGCCCCCACCACCAGAGCTGCCACCACTGCCTCGATACGTCTCAAAGAATCCTTGAGGCTTTTTGGTCCTCAAGAAGTATTCATCGGGATCGACCAGCAGTTTGACCTTTTGGGTGTTCTTTCTGCCTGGCATTGGTCGTTGGTTGTCAAACTCTTCAGCCTGCTGCACACCGCGAACAGCTGGGAGTTGTGGTGGTGGGGTTGGAATGCACATTACTTCTTACCGATCATCATCTTCTTTTTCTTGGCACCCACTGGCATCTCCGCAGCACTCTGGCCCCTCTTTGCCTGCTGGACAGCTTTCTTCTTGTCCTCTTTGAACTTCTTCATCCCCTCCTCGGTGTAGGGGTACTTCTTCTTTCCAATCTTGGGCATTGTTAATCTCCTTGGGTTGGGGTGGATGGTGTTGGGCTACATAGTCTCCTAGAGCCTTTAGACACTCTGTACATAGGCTTGGTTTTGACATGGTGGTGGTGTGTCCTTAGCTATCTTAAGTCTGTCTCTATAAGTCTTTATATCTGTTCACCTAGATCCTTGTAGATCCAGAGGCCCCCCAAACCCCCCAAACTGAGTTGGGAGACTTGGGGAGCCACTCGCAGATCGAAGTGAATGTTCACCTGAGTCCTTGTGAGTCCGTCGGCCAGACACTGTGTGTCCTCATAGGCACCCTATTACAACCATGTGAACCCACGGGGCTTACGACCCACGTTGTTGTCCATGAATCTTTCTAACTCCTGATTGAGCCTTTCGTCCTTCCTGACGGCCATTTGGCGGTCTGCATCCTGAGCCATCTGCTCTGTCCAGTAGTTGACAGCCATAGCGAGGACATCAAGGCGGTCATCGTGAGCCAGAGCCCCCTTGTCCTTGCTGATGCGGGACATCTGGTAGAAGAGCTGGTATCTCAGGGCTTTGTCCGGGGACATGCCTTTGGTGGACAGATAGTCGTTCTCGATCACCTTGCGGTTGATGACAAGCCTGTGCTGGTTCATCACCGGCTCCAGGGTGTCAATGATCCGCATCTCCTTCTGTTTGCTGTGCCTGACCTCCTCTATGGACACCTTGTAGATTTTGCTGAGGACAGGCTTCAGGAGGGCCGTGAACATCCCGTCACCGAAGTTGGATTCAATCAGGATCAGATTGACCTTTTCGTTCTTGGCGATCACAGAGAGCTCTTGGAGGGCCTTGTCCTCATACCCGCCCTTGATGCCGCCGGCGGCTGTCACGAACAGATACCCGTTCAGCATCTTGACCACGGCGTAGGCAGTCTCATCCGCACCACGACCTGAGGGGTCAATAGCCATCACAGAGCCTGTGAAGGGAGCCCAGCTGGTCGAGACATCAAAGGGGCCGTAGTAGCGGTCTCCCGCCAGCCCGACGCATGGGACATCTGAGATAGCCCTGTCAGGGTTCGGAGCCCACACGAGCTTCTCTGGCCCCTCATCACCGCTGATGTTCATCACCAGCAAGTCCGACAGTTTGAGCGGGAACCTGTTGAAGTCCGAAAGCGAGGAGTCCAGCATGAACTGAAGAGCAAACCCAGTCCGGCCATAGGAAGCCTCACGCTCCATGAGGTCAGCATCATCAAACCGAGCAGGATCTACAGGATTGCCTCTAGGTAAACTAGAGTCCTCTCTAAGGGCTTTGACCAGCGGAGCAAGGGTAGACCCCATTCTTTTTTCCTGAGCCTCAGAGGGAATCCTAGCAGGCCATATGCGAGTCTCATACCCACGCTCATTGAGGGCACTGTAGATTGTCATCTCGGTCTGAGGTGTCCCGAGGTAGATGATGTGTCCGTCAGGTTTGAGGACAGCATCAAACTCTTTGATGGTTTCTGAGAGCTTGTCTCTCATGGTCTGCGTGGCGGAGTTGTTGAGGGACTCCACATCGTCAGCAATCACGATGTCTGCACGCGATCCCGTGATCTGTGAGGTGATCCCTTTGGACACCACAGAGGGTGCGTGCGAAGCTGGGGCAGGTCCAACGTCAAAGGCGATCTTGGAGTTCCGCTGTTCGTCCTTGGGACGTAGGTGCTCAAGCAGAGGCATCTCATGGATCAGCCTCAAGGTGAACGTAGAGAAGTCATCAGAGCGGGCCTTGGATGCTGAGACAACCAAGATGTTCTTGGTGGGGTCCATGAGCAACTGGTGGCAGACATAAGCCGATGTGATCCAAGACTTACCGACACCACGGAACGCCTGAATGACTCGACGCTTTGGCCCATGCTGGATGTAGTCAGCAATGTCGTATTGAACCGGAGTAGGGTCAGGGAGCCCCAACTGCTTCCAACACAGAAAGAGAAAGTTACGGAAGTCTGCTAGGGGGTTGGTCTCAGTCATCTCATTCCTCAGCGAAGAACATCAGGAGTACCCACCTGTCTGCCCCGGTATGGGCCGTGGCTTGGTGCCACAGTGGGTTGTTGTGTGCTCCGCTAGGGTAGATCAAAAGACTGCCGTAGAGTTCTTCTTTGAGTTTTTGGATCTGTCCATCACCCTCGTCATACTCAAAGTATCCGCCCTCAAATGTTGATGGATCAGAGATTAATGACACCGCAGACCAACTGCACCAACTCATGTGGTTGGGCGACATATCAGGTTTGCAGCCGTCGTAGTGCCAGCCATGTCCCTTCCCTCGGCACTCCAAGTTCCAGTAGGACTTGCCTTTGGTGGTCACGGGAGCGTGCTCTCTCACCATGTCAACAATCTGGGGCATAGGTAAGTTCTCCCAAGCCGACCTGTTGAGTCCTGCTTTGAGCTTCATTATTTCTTGTCGCAGATCGTGATCTATGACATTGGGAAGGAGTGTAAGCATCACTTCTTGTTGATTTTCAATCGTCTCTTGCCTGAGGCAGTCACAGCATACTTGATGGGCTTTGGACCTTTCTTACGGGCAATGGCACTGCGTTTTTCTGAGGCAGTCATCTTGTTGGCAACAGCTCTCGGACGGCACACTGGGTACTTTCGTGTGGACATTTCTTCACCAGAGCGTCCGCACTTTTTACCGGATCGGAGATCAATCCAATCTTCCTTGAACCATTTGGTCAGACTCATCCCCGGTATCCTCCACCACGCCTCTTGTATTCACGGACCAGCCAAGCGTTTGCATAAGCTGATGGGTAGACATCAAACTTCTTCTTTGCCTCTGACTTGACCCGTGAATACAGGCTTGGGTTCGTAGGGGTTGGGCCCTTCTTTTTTACCTTGAGTTTTCCTTTTGCCATCACATTGCCTCTTTCTCTGGTTCTACAAATGGAAGGATCTTTGCGAGTTCCGCCAGCGGCTCACTGGCCTCTTCAACGGCTTCGATGTTGTTGTCCTTAAGGAAGGCTCGGGCCACGCTCAGTTCCGATGGGGTAGCCTCACCGGACTCAATGCGGGTCACAAGCTCTTGGGCGAGCAGGTTGTGTAGTCTGTTGATTGTTTCTTTACTCATCATTTGGTACTCCTTTTCCCGACACATCGCCAGCGTTTGCGGCTTAGTCGTAATGCACTATTCGGGTTTTTGGCCGCCGAAGGATGAGATTTCATTTGACCAAATGATCGTGCACAGTATGAGTCACCCTTAGATGTCCCAGGTCTGACACGAGGTCCACCACCCTTGGCTTGACCAGCTTGGCCGTAAGAGGTCTTACGGGTTCTCCCAGTCTTGGGATCTTTGTAAATCTTGACGCGGGCTTTGCCCTTTGCTGGAGATGCCATGTCAGACTCCTAACCTTGATGCCACAAAAGAACAAACTGCACCCACAACAGCAGCAGCACCCAGCATATAACTACGTCCTTGTTCGAGCTTGCGAAGTCTTTGATCTTGACGCTCAAGTTCTTCATCGTGGTACTTTTGTCTGGTGAGCATCGCATCGACTTTTCCTTCTAAACGACCCAAGGCCAACAGGATCTGATTATCGCTTTCCATCTCAAGTGCCTGTGATCCGTAGGAAGGTGATGTAGGTTTTGTTGGTTGCACTAGAGCCGTTGAGTGTTGTACCAGTTGCATCGGCTTGTACTGTAATTTTTATCTTGTCATTTGTGGTGTTTGTCACGTTGAACAAAGTGACCAATGGGGCCATTTCACTAGGGGTTGATCCGGTAACAGCTCCCCCTGATTCAACAAGAAGGTGATTGGTTGCAAAGTTATCAGTTGATCCCCTCAGTCTGAGTTCAATGATGTCCACGTTAGAACTTACACGACTGAACGACGAATGGAACATGACCAAGTACAGGCCCGTAGATGGGAATGAAAAGATTCCTGAGGACTGAGACAGCTGAGAAGATGTGGTGCCCTGCCCGTTAGAATCAATACGCTCCCATGAACTGAGGTCAACTTCAGCCGTAGTGATCGCTTGGTTGGCGTTTAGTCTGAATTGATCCGCCACAGGGTTCAACAGGTTTGATGGGATTAGACCTGAAGTATCCAGTTGAATGACTTTTCCGCTGTTTGCTGATGATCCAAACGAAGCTGTCTTACTTGCTTTATCTGTATCCTTGACCACCCCGGAGGTCATGTTTGCGGGGACTTTTGTAGGTGAAGACATGAGTTACTCCTTAGGTCTTGATGATGTATTTGAGGGCGATGAAGGCGGGAGTGACATCGAACGCGGTGCCTGATCCGGTTGAGCCAGAGGTGCTGGCGAGTCCTGTCACAGAGTATTCGTTGTCTTGGTTATTAGGACTAGATACACCAGAGTCTGCCCGTTGGAGTCTTTGAGTGGTTTCTGATCCAGAAGCACCATTGGCACGCTGAGTTGGAATTGAAATTGTCGCAGATGTATCCGTACTGTGTGTGTGAGCGGGCAGGTTTGCTTCTGTAAGTGTTGCTGTACCACCACCAGTAGTCGCCAACGCATTACTACCATCAACACCCATCGGGAACCGGCCCTCAAGGTTTGGTAGGTTGAATGTGGTAGAACCATCACCAACTCCGTATGCCTCACCAATGATGTCAAACAAGGTTGAGTACGTTGAGCGACTTACGGCTGTGCCATCACAGACCAAGAAGCCTGTTGGGGCCGACCCTGCGGCATAAGGAACCACAGCACCCGGGGGAAGTGCAGAGATACCACCAGCAATCGTGGCCGTACCTGTCACAGTCAGATCACCATTGACCTGTGTGGCCCCGTTTACAGTCAAGCTGCTTGCGGTCGTTGCGGCAGCAGACAGGGTGCCAGTCACCGCTGCGTTACCGCTGGCGGTCACATCAACACAAGTCAGATCACCATCAGCAGCCACCTTTGCCAGCGTCGTGTTTGAGCTGTCGGTGATGTTCAAGAGATCCGCAGTTTGGCTGGCGTGTCCCTTGAGGGTGATAGGAGTCTCGCTTGCTGCGAGTGCCTCACCCGTTACTGGGAACGCAAAGACAGACTTGGTGTTACCAAATGCCAGTGCCATAACTTCTGTAGCAGAATCTTCAGAGTTACCATTGGTAATCGTAAGTGTTGTTGTGGTGCCATCGGATGTCACCGTGAAGTCAGTGTTCGGTTGTTGGACCACACCGC